ACACCCGGTGCCTGCATGGACTGGTAGCGACCAAACAGCGCAAACAGCAGCAGGCCATATTCGCTCGTCAGGCGGTCAGCCAGATCGTCGTAGATCACGACTAGCCCCTGCCAACACGCTTCGAGAACGTCACAAATTGGCTCAGGTATTGCAGCGCCCGTTTCGAGACCGGCAGGTCAATTGGCTTACCGGCTCGGTACATTTGCTTCACCTCGCCGATAGACTCCAGCATCAGACCCTCGCGACGACGCGCTTCAACGGGATCTCCGCCAAGAATAGCATCAGCTTCAGCAACCTGTGCCTTACGAAGCGCCGCGCGAAAGCGAATTGGCAAATTGTTGTATTGAGTAGGCGTGAGCAGTGACAGGTTGCCGTTGAACATAAACAGTTGATTGTTTGTCGTGGCGTAAGGCGACTGATATGCGCCTTCCGGTACGAAGTTCAGGTTGTCCTGACCCCAGTTAATGTTTGAGTTAAGCAGCCAGAAGTTCAACTGGCAGATGCGAGCGCGGGCGTCAACCAATGCCGCCATCTTGTCGTGTTCGGTCGCGGCGTTCCATCCATCTATGTTTGGAATATCGAGCGCAACCAGCTCGGATTCCGAAAACGTCTGAAACGAGTTGATACCGACGATCAGCGGGTCAGCAGGTTCAAGGGCGAAGCTCTTAGCGATCATCACCGTATTGCCAGCTACATTCAAAAATAGCTCGACGGTACGAACTTCTCTGGGTGTGAATTGGTCAATCTGGTTGCTGGTAATTGGCGATGGCACGACGACAGTCGTGTTCACCGAGGAGGGAATTTCGATAACCGCGCTAGGGCTGCCAGCAGCAAACGCACTTAGAGCCGTTTGTGCCACCACCTCGACGCCATCCTGATTGACGACTCGGTAACTAATGGACGTGACGTTGATGGGGTTGCCGCTGCGGTCTTGCAGCGGAACGGTCAATGTTACTGGTGTGCCAGCGAGGTAGATTTCCATTATTCAGTCTTCGGTGCGCCGGCGACTTTTACAATGGCATCAATCAACCCACGAATCGAGTTGCCCTTGATACCTAGCGGCTCGGCGATGTCACGCAAGCCTGTAATGCCTTTGTCGTCTGCGATAGCGGCAAGCTGCTCTTCGGTGTACGAGACGCCAGTCTGTTTCGCGACATCGCCGCCGGTCTGATCGCTGGAGCCGTGTGCGTCGCGCTGTTCTTGGTCACTTGGTGCTGGCACATTCATCCCGTCCAGGTACATTTGACCGACATTTGCAGGCGATCCATCTTCCCACTCGCAGCCCATTACCGCCGCCATCCGAATGGCGTCATGTGGCGACACGTCCGTTGTGGACAGGCCGTTCTCAAAGAAGACCACGCCCATCTGAGCGCTATAGCCTTCGAATCCAGGTTGAGTCAAACGCAGTTTCATTATTGGTTCTCCATCAAAAGAAAAAGGCGGGTCTTTTGAACCCGCCTCTTATTCTACGTCAGTAGTGACTTACCTACAAGACTTAGATGTTGGTTACGCCTTGCAGACGAGCGATAGACCGAGTGGACTTCAGAGCCAGGCCGGTGTACCACTTCACGCGGATACGGGTAGCATCCTTGTTCTGCACGGTGCCGATGTTTTCGACCACCAGACCAGCGTTGTCACCGCCATACAGGCCATGCAACCCATCCAGCTCGTTCATACGCAGGGCGTACACGGAGCAAGTAGTCGGATTGGTGCCTTGAGCCTCAGCGCCAGACAGAAACTCGTTCATGATGACCGGAATGCCGTTGTGGGTCAGCATCGGACGACCGAAGTTTTCCAACTGCTGCATCACGGCGTCGGTGCCATAAGTAGCGCGGAGCAGTGCGCGGAAGGCACGAATCGTACCACGTCGCATCACGATCACGTCTGCGCCGTTAGGCACAGCGTCGCACAGCTCGTCCAGCATGGTCAGGGTCAGTGCGTTACCGTTTGCGCCGGCAGAAACCACTTGAGAGCCACCAACGGTAGCGGCAGCAGCTTGAGCTTGAGCGGACAGAACAGGCAGACCGTCAAATGCTTTCGGGTTTACGCTGGAGTCGCCAGTAGCCAGAGTTTGATGGAAAGTGCGAGCAACTGCCTTGGCCTTTTTGGCAATCTGAATCGCCATCTGGTCGTTAGTGTCGCCCATCGTGGATTGCAAGAACTTGTCCACATCCACGTCGCCAGCCAGGATACGCAACTTTGCAACCACTTCGGTGAAGTCAGCAGCGCTTTCGTTCACGGGGTCATTAGGGGAGAGCCAGTCAGCGCCACCCAGAGTGTTTTCACGGTTATAGACATACGCCTTGCCGTTCACGCCAATAAATGGCAGAACAGCGAAAAGGTCGTCGCGAATGATGATCTCGTCGATCACGCCCGAAATAAGCTGATTGTTCGACAGCATTTCGGCTGCGGTTTGCAACAAAGGCATTTTTCAAATCCTTATAAATTGAGAAGTTGGTATTTCGGGCCTACGTCTCTCTAGTCACCGATGGCGTAACATTAACACAACGTCCGTCAAAAGTCAATCACCGGTGACTTATCGGAATTAGCCGCCGATCTTCAACCCCTTCAAACCAGAAGCGATCTTACTCACCGAATCAACGGACGCATCGCCCTTTGAGCCGGCTTCAGTCGTGACTTTCTTACTATCGCTGTTAGCGCCCGGCTTTGTCTTGGACTTCAGCAGGTAATCTTTCTCGGGGTCGGCGTCGACAATCTTCCGCATTGCCTCGTCGAAACTAACGGCGTTACCGTACTGGTCAACAAGCGCGGTGCGATTCGCCGCGCCACGTGGCTTATCGTAACCGACGACCTTGCCATCTTCCAGGTCGAAATGGTCAGCGTAGACTACGCGGGCCTTAGTTGGCGTCATGGTCATTTCTTCAGAAATAAACTTGGACTGACCGAACTGCGCACCAATAGACAGCTCATTAACGGTGCCTTTAGTCTTGCCAAGTTCACCTTGCAGAGAGTCTATCATGGCCTTCAGGCTTGCCGTCTCCTTGCCGTGCTCTTCGGCCATGCGCTGCTTCAGGCGCTCGTAGTCGCCCTTGCGCTCAAGCTCTTTTTCCTCGGCAGACTTCTGTTCTGCCAGCATCTTTTTAACCGCTTCGGGGTCGATGCCTTCAAACTGTTTCAGTTTGGCTGCGAGCGCGGCATTTTCATCAGCGGCTTTCTTTAGCGCATCCTTCTTCTGCATGTTTTCCTTCAGCAGACGGGCCTCTTCGTCGGTTGGCTTTTTCACGTCACCTTTGACGCTCTTGTCGCCCTTGTCGCCCTTGTCGCCATCGCCAGCGCCAGCGCCGCCCTTATCGTCGCCGCCCTTATCGTCGCCGCTACCACCAGCGCCACCAGCGCCACCAGTACCGTCGTCAGCCTGATCCATGTAGCCACCGTGACGCAACATTTTCTTCAACAGTTCATTCATTTCATTTCCTTTCTGACCGTTCGCCTGGTCATGGTTAAGTTAAGTCGGCCAGTCTCTTGACCGACAGGGTTTACTGCTTCGACTCCTTTGTTACCTGCCCCTGACGATTATTCTTCACGGGCTTCTCACCTGCGCCGCCAGCAGGTGTGGGTGTGTTACCCTCCTTGATGACCGACTTCGACCGCACTGCATCGACGTTACCCTGCGTCAACTGCGATGCCATTTCGATGGGGCTAATCGGCCAGCTCTTCAGCTCATCTTCCATCTTCTTGCGAAGATCGGTGGCAAGTTGAGGAAACAGCTTATCCAGCACCATCTTCATCTGCTCCTGACGAATCGAATCCGGTGCTTCAATCAACATCAGGCGCGCGGAAATGTCGAATTCATCGTACAGGCCACGAGTGTCAAAGTTGTCGGGGTAGGAGACGAGATCATCTTTAATGGCATCCTCTTCACCGCCCCACAACGCCACCAGACGGGTCAGCTTGTTCTCGATTGTTTCCAGGCTGTCAGCCTTGGCCGCCAACAAAGCATTCACTCGCTCGAAGTCGTAAGCCTTAGCAACACCACTGGAATTGTCGATGCCCACCGCGTTGTCCTGCTTGGTGCGCTCGCCGGCAAGACCGACCGTGTGGTAGATTTCGCCGATGATCTTGTTGACCACAGTTACGATCAACTCTGCCTGCTTTACGTCAGGCGACAAATAAAACGGCTGTGATCCACCCTCGCCGTCGTATAGAAACACTCGCTTGGTTCCCATTTCGACGAGCTTGGTGTAGTTATCCTCGCCTGGCAGTACGTTCTGCGCCGGCATCGCCAGTTGCGAGAAAGTCTGGTCCTGAATGATAGCGTCCAGGTTGGAGAGATAGTTCGCAACCGCTCGATCCAGGTATGCGATGTCGTCGATCAGTGCAGGCGATTCGTATTCTTCGTCCGTAACAACATTGTCGGCAAGGATGACCGGAACGGTGCCGAGATTGTGTTTGCCGTTATCAACCTCCACCACGATCTTTTTGCGGCCCCGCTGTTGCTCTTCGAACAGTCTCCAGTCCGTCTTTGTCCACAGACGAAAGCGATCCGTCTCAGCGCCAGACGATGTAAATGGGTCCTTATCGTCGCGTACCGCCTCACGAATCAGCACCCAGCTTAATGCGCCATCTTGATCGAATGAGTAATCGAGCAACTGCTCAGGGCCAACAATGTAAGCGTAAGTGCGAACGCCAGCGGCCTTAGCATCTGCCTTGGACAGAATCTTGTCTTTTGGCGCAGTCGTGTCCACCACGATACCGATGCGGCCAACCATCGAGGTCTTTTTGCTGATCTGACGCGCGAAATCCTTGATGTTCAAGCCGCTCTTGGTTGTCTTCTTCCAGAATTCGGCGACACACTCTGGCACATCAGTGCTGCGGCTGATG